GTACCAGACGGCCCCGCCGTCCAGCGTGAAGAACGCGAACACATCCACCGCCCACGCCGCGGTCGCGAGCGTCGGCGCAACCCCACCCGGCCACACGACCGACCCCGGCCACGTCGCCAGCCGCGAGCCCGTGCCGTCCTGGCGGAGCAGCAGCGTGAACGACCGCGAGCGCCCGGACGACACCGCGGCGAACGTGAAGACGCAGTTGGCGGTCAGCGTGATGTCGTGGACGTTGGCCGTGGCGAGGTCGATCGTCTCCGTCGCACCCGACGCCGCGACCGTTGACAGGACCTCCCCGCCACCGGCCGTCGTGGTCACGAAATCGCCCACCGCGCCCCCGGACGTGATGGTCATGGTGTTCGATGACACCGCCAGCGTAATACCCGTCCCCGACGCGAAGTTGACGAACGGACCGAGCAGCCCGTTGGAACCGTTGGCCGTGATGCGGGCGACGTTGCTACCCCAGGACCACGAGTTGGAGCCGCTGGCCGTAGGCACCAGCCCAGAGCCAACCGCGGGGTCCAGCGTGCCACCGGAGCCGCCCAGCGAGGTAGCGCCCACGAGCACCTTCGTCGGGCCGAGACGGGTTACCTTCATGGCGCGGCCGGGAGCGTGACGATGATATCTGCGCCCGCAGTGGAGTGGAACCCCTGCTGCGACACGGCGAACGTGGCCCCGGTCGCGAGCGGCAGGAGCAGCCCGCCGCGCCCTCTCCCGAATAGGTTGTAGTCAGGCGATGCACCCGAGCACGTGAGGTTGCCGCCGATGGTCAGGACGCCCGTCCCGCTACGGTGGCCGATCCACGTCCGGGGCTGGGCGCTATCGGCTGTCACCGCGCAGACTCCGCCCGACACGTTCGACGCGTTGGCGTCGATGAGGTTCGTACCGTTGGTGGACGTGATGAGCGTCACCTGGCCGTAGTTGACTTTCTGCAAGCTGAAGCCGCCGAACCACACGCTCGCGACGGCGGCCGATGCACTGGCGACGGTGGAAGCGGTCGGGTTGCCGACCCACGTCACGCTGTCATTGGCGTTGCTGGTCGCGATGCCCGCCAGCAATGCGCCGGTCGTCTGGAATACCCACGCCGCATTGGTCCCCGGATTGGCCCCACCAACTTGGAGCACGGTTGCGGATTCACCGGGAACGACGCGGCGATACCAGATGCCCATGGCGACGGCTCCGCCCGGTCCGGCTGACTGCGCCGGGTCCGCGAAGTTGCCTGACCAGAACGCCTTGGTCCAGCCGTTCGTCGAGAGGTCCGTCGGAACAATCCCGGTGTCGGTCTGGCTACGCGTGATGAACGCGATCAGGATGTCGTCGCCCGCGACAGACGAGGATGGCGATATCTCCAGCTTGACGTCATATAGCTCTTCGGAGACTTGCTGGACCGACCGATTGAGCACCCGGCCCCACGAGAAGGACTCGTAGCCCGGTAGATGCGATGCCCTCAGTTGGACGCGCATCCCCTGCATCAGAAAGTTGACCTTGGCCGCCGGAAGCTGGACGGTGGTCGTGATGACGTCCTCTTCGGTGGACATCTCCGTGAGGTAGCGGGTCGCCCGCGCCGTCGCCTTTGCTGAAGTCTTGACGTTCTCCGAAGGCATGACCGCATCGCGCCGGGCGAAGGAGTTGGCGATGGCGACGTCCTGCGAATAGACCGCGCCACCGTCGAAGGGCAGATACGCACCCGAGTTGACCCGATCCGGCGAGCGCGACAGTTCGGTGTCATTGCTCAGGGCGAACGTCAGGACGGAATCAACATCGGTCGAAACGTTGGACAGCCGCAGCGGCGACGTGTAGTTCGTGCTGGTGGCGAAGTCGTACCAGAGGGAGAAGTTGCCCGTCTCGTGACGGGACCAGACAAAATGGTTCTTGCCCGATGCCTGGGCGCAGTCGTCCAACACTTGGTTGAACTTCTGACCGCGGTAGTCGGCCGCGTCCATCGCAATCCCGCCCGACGTGTTCAGGTACAGCGAGTCGACAATGATCGCGGCTTCGTTGGTCGTCATGAGCCATTGGACGCGCGCAACGTCCGTCTCCGCGGGCCGGTTGGCGTCGGTCCCGGTCATCACCCGCCGCGATAGGACGGAGTTGATGTCTACGAGGTCGATGTCCCAGACGCGCCCCGCTGAGGTCCGGTGATAGTCGCCCCGAGAGATGCGCCGACCAGCGGTATACCCGACATAGATCTGCGTGTTTGAGCCGGTCGCCGTGTCTTCCAGGACCTCAAAGATGCGGTGCCCGACGATATCGAACGCGCCGGTCGGGTCGTCGGCCTGGATGCTCGATTGGGCGACCGTCCCTTCCTCGGCGTTGGTCGCCACGTCCAGCTTGTAGAGGCGGAAGTACGTCGTGATATCGGAGATGACACCGGCCGGGGAGCGGAACTTATAGACGGGTGCCATCTATTCCATCCGATCCCGGTTGCGACTCCCCGATGGCACGCCATAGCGGGCGTTGACGGCCACGGCCTTGGTAACCGTCGTGGCGTTCACGTTAACGTTCGTGTTGATGACCGGCCGGTTAGCGTAGATGGCCGCCACGACAGAGGCCGAGCCGGCAGTAGACGCCGCCGCAGTCAGCGTTGCGCCGCGGGTCGTCTCGCGCTTTGTCTCCAAGGCCGCCGCGGTCAGGGCAGTTGACATGCTGCTGGTCTTGGCGATGCCCGAGGCGTAGTCGGCCTTGGTTGGTGCTTCGCCAAGTCGTTTAGCGATGGTCGCCTGATCGCTGGAACTCGCTCCGTAGTACCGGACAGCGGCGACCTCAGCGGAGGTCAGGCCCTTGTCCTTGAACCGCTGGTTCTCCGCGCCGTATATGGCGCCTGCAACGGACGTGCCGATCACCGCCGCCGCCACGGCTGCCCCGGCCACGACAGCACTACCCGCCACGGTGATGCCAGTCGCGGCGGCCGGTAGAACACTGGGGATACCACCCCCGCCCGTGCCGCCGAACCCTACCGGGAAGTTGGTGACGAATACCGGTTGGGCGAACAGACTGCCCACGATAGGGAGCTTCGACCCAAGGCCGCGGGTGACCGTCTCCGCCACGCCGCCGAACACGTTGCCCGCGCCCGACGCAAGCAGGCCGCCGGACGCCTTATTCAGTACGAGGAAGGCGGCTACCGCGGCCTTGATCTGGCCCGGCAGCGCGTTGAACCCGTCCCACATGATCTTGGCGATGGACAGGACTTCCTTCAGGACGCCGACGAACTGCTTGGCTCCGTCTAGAACCTGCTTCCAGTCGATGCCGTCGATCGCTTTGCCGATGTCCTGGCCGATGCTCTTCAGCTGGGACTTGTTGGCGTCCACCTTTAGAAACGCCGTCAACTTTTCGGCCGCGCGACCGAGGGCTGGCAGGAACCCCTCGCCGATGGTGATGCCAGCTTCGATGAAGTTGTTTTTAAGGATGGCCAGCTTGGACGCGATGGTGTTGAACCGCTTGGTAGCTTCCTCGCTCAACGCTCCCGTGGCCTTCGTAGAGAGGTCCAGCTGCTCATTGACGATCGGCAGTTGGTCGGCCATCGCCTGGAAGATAGTCCGGTCTGACGTGTTGTTGATGCCGACAGCCTTGAGCGTCTTGGCCAAGTCCGTCGCAGACAGGCCCTTCAGCGACTGCAGGAACCCGGTAAAGATTTCTAGGCCATCACCCTTGTTCAGCGACTTCTGAAGTTCACTGATGGGCTTTCCCACCGTCTTGGCGAACGCCTCTCCCTTGGCGTTGGCCAAGGCGAGGTTTGTCGCCATGTTGGCAAACACACGTGAGAGTGCCGTACCGCCGCGCTCCGGTTCGAAGCCCAGCGCAGCCGTCGCCGAGGCCAGTCCGACCATCTCCTCCTTTGTGAGCCCTGCCGCCTTGCCCTGGGCGGCGAACCGCTTGGTAATCTCGACTATCTCAGACTCGGTAGAGGCACCGGCGTTGCCCAAGGCGACGATGCTGTCCGCAAGTTCGGCGTAGTCATTGCCGGTCAGGCCGAGGATCGTACCGATGCGCCCGAAGGCGTCCGCGGCCTCGTCAGCGGACAGGTTAGTCGTGACGCCCATGAGCGCCGTGACCCGGCTGAACTCTTCGATATCCTGAGCTTTGATGCCGAGCGCACCGGCCGTCTCGCCAAGCCGCGCAAACTCCACCGCGGAGATGGGGATCTCGGTCGCCATCTTGCGGAACGACGTGGACAACTTGTCGAACGACAGACCGACCTTCGTGAGGTCTGCCTCGTTAACCGTCTTGCGAACGCCAGCGAAGGCATCTTCGAAGTCGATGGCCGCCTTGGCAACGGCTACCAACCCACCCACGGCCGCGCCCCCGACCAGCAGCCCGGCACGTCCCAGTCCAGCGCCGATCTGACCGATGCCCTTGCCGGTGCGCGCGATGGACCCGCTGAACTTGCCCAGTTGGCGCTCGGCCTTCTGAATGCCCGAGGCAAGGTTTCCCTTCAGGTCAAGTTGGACGATCAGTTGCTGGGTCTCGGCCATGTGGTCTACCTACTCCGCTGGATGGCCGATGTGGAGCGCCGGGCTTGGACGTTCTCGGCGACTTGCTGCTCACGGATGCGTGTTCCGATGCGCGACTCGACAAGATATTGACGAGCCAGCGCGTAGTCCTGCCAGGACATAGCGTCAATGGCAGCGAAACCGCCGAACTCGGCGGCTACTGCAACGCGGACGGCGAGCGGGTTGGCTTGGGGGTGCGAGATGTCGTAGCCGGCGTCCGCCCAGTCGGCGATCGCTCGACCGGCTTGGTCAGGAAAGGGGCGATAGCGTCACTGATATACATTTCGCCCGCCCGACTGATGACCTCCCGTGAGAGCTTCCAGTCAGCGAGCAAGGCGTCCACATCGAACGGAACAGCCTTGCCCTTGTCGTCGGTGAGGTTCCAGCCCACGGCCTCGGTACGGGCGAACACGAGCAGGAGACGCCTAGTGAGGTCCGCGTTGTCCGCGGTTCCCTTGGCAATCTCCTGCTCGGCGGTGATGCCGCCATTGGCGGATAGCGTGGCGTTCAGGTAGACGACATCGCCATCCGTATGGGGCGCGTCCGGGCACGCGCAATCGCGGACCCGGACTTCTTCGGTGGCCATTACGGTGCCCTCGCTTTCGTTACTACAGAGCGGACAGCGTGTTCACCACGACGGCCCGGATGGCGTAGGTCAGGGTGCTGTCATAGAACCCGCGATAGACGAGCGTGATGGTGGAGTTGCCGCCGAGTTCACCATCCGTCCGGCTGATGAGCCGTGCCGGAACGCGGATGCTCTGCGAGTAGGGGATGACGCCCGTGATGATCTCCGGGCTGGTCGTCTTGACCTCGATGTACCGGTTGGGGACCGGCGTGTTCTGGAGCGTGTTCGCTTCGACCACGGAATCCGTCGTCTTGGCCGTCACGATGGTCACTTCGACCTCGCGAGCGCCGCGGCCGTAGCCGGACAGCTGGAAGCGCGTGTTGGAACCCTGGGCGAACCGCTTGCGGTCGAGGTTGTTGCCGATGCTGACCGTGACGCCGTGGATGGCGTCAACCCACTTCGTGGTGCCGATGGCTCCAGGGGTCGAGTTGACGTAGACCTCGGTGTCTGCGCCGTAGACCCAGTTGGGGGTGTCGTCGATGGTCAGGCCGCCGGTGAACCCGGAGACATCCGCACGGGCGTAGACGAGGTCCGCGCTGACCTCGAAGGCCGACAAGTCATCGCCGAACGAAAGCTCCAGCGAGTCGATGACGCCGCCGCCCGCGTTGATGACATCGGTCGTGTAGTCGTCGCCCCATTGGTCCGTGAAGAACGCGAAGGGGTCGGCGGTGAGCGATGCCGCCTGGAAGACCCACGTCTTGGCCGTGGCCCCGGTCGGACTGACACCGCCCTTGACGGTCCCGGCCCACAGGTACGGGGCGTCATCGAAGGCGAGGTTGCCTTCCCAGTTGCCCGTCACTTCGGTCGCCCCGTTGAAGGGCTGGAGGATGGGATCGAGCGAGCCGACGTCCACATCCGGGTCGGTCCGCGCCGGGTCGATGGTGATGGCCCCGCGATAGGGCAGGATGCGTGTCGCCGGGGAGTTGGAAGAGATCGACAGCGAGTGTCCGACCTGATGCTTGCGGAAGCGCGTGAATCCCGCGATCGGGGACATGGAATACCTCCTGCCCTTTCGCGGGCATCAAAAAACCCGCCGACTTGGCGGGTCATCGGCCGATGGGAGCGGAGCGGGCTAGAGCCGCCCCTCCTGGATGATGGTTTCCCCGAGAGTCAGGATGACCGCGGGGTAGGACGTGACCTCTCCATCTAGTTCGATATCTTCGATGGCGGTCACGCTCGTTAGGGTGGTGTTGCTGATGGCGTGCGGCCTTGCCGTGACGTAGTCAAGGAAAGCGTCCACGAGGTCGTCCAGCGCGTCGGCTGTCTCGCTGGCAGGTTCCCGAAGGTGATCGACCAACACGATCTGCGGTGACATCGTCCGACGCCGGATACCCGCGGAATGCGTGACCGTCTCCGACAGTGGCCCGATGTAGCCGCAACGAAGTTCGTTGAATGCTCCAGGACGGACCGAGTAAAACCGCTTCAGCAACGTCGGATTAGCGGTGGCGAATGCCAGACCCAGCGCGTACAGCTGGGCGCGCACGTCTGAGCGGAAGGACGTCGCCATCAGGCGGCCTCATCCCACGCCTTGACGATGGCCTTTTTGAGGCCAGCCTTCTGGAGCGCCCTGCGGACACCGGGCACCAGATACGGTTGCGCCCGTGTTCCGGGGTGGCGCACGCTCCGGGCAAAGTTGGTCGGCTTTGATCCCTTGCGCAAACCGCCGGCGAGCGTTCGCTTCCCGCCCCACGACAGCGGGGGCCCGCCCGGCTTGGATCGGATGACGTGCGGACGTGTACCGCGCTCGACATAGATGGCGTAACCGACTTTGGTGGTTCCGCCGGCCACGACAGTCGCGGTCGTGTCGGTAACGGTCCCGACACGGATCGTTCGGGCGAGGTTGGCAGTCTTGCGAGGGACTAAGAACTTGGCTTCCTTGACGCCCTGCTGCGCGACTAACCGCAGAGCACCCTTGTTGGTCTTCACGGCATCCAGGCGGGCGCGCAGTTGCTTGATGCCGATAATCTGAGCGCGTAGACCCTTGACGACGGCCATCAGAGGGTCGCCACGTGGTCAGTAAGCCGCCACTGGTCGATATGGGAGGTCACTTCCAGCGGCAGAACCCCGAAGTCGAGTAAGTTGCCGTCCGGCGTGACGGCCGTGTTCGCCAGTAGCGAGTCGGGCCGTTTGTAGTAAAACCCCGCCAGGATCAGGGACGTGAACTTCCACTGTGACGGGACCGATGTCCAGCCCCACAGGCCCGTGATGATGAGATCGTTGGGCAGGCCGTTTCGGCGCATCGACCAGTACGGGGAGTCGAGGTTGCGGTCGAACCATTCCGGGTTGGATCGGTAGTCGTATGTCCCGAAGGCCCGAAGCTGGACGCCCGTGTAGACGGTCGAGCCCGCCTCCGGTTGCTGGCGGGATGGGAGCAGGTAGTACGTGCTATCCGCCGACAGCGCCGAGCCCTGTTGCGTGATGTTTGACACCGTGCGCAGGTCCGGGATGGTGATGGCATCCCTGCCGTCCGTGCTGAACGTGCGAACGGTGTTGGACGCGCTGGACGTGATGATCCGCCCGGTAGCCCGCTCCATGAAGTCGGACGCGGCCGTCAGCAGCAGGTTCAGGTTGGCCGTGGTCGCCCGCCCGGTGGTGGACGCGATGTCGAGGAAGTCACGCAGCTCCTGCGCGGTGGCGAACTGACTCACGCGGCTACCTCGATAGTTGCGGAATGCACAAGGTCGCGGAACTGCTCGGCAGCCCGGACCCATGAGAAGTTGGCTTTGACGTGGGCGGGACCGGCAGCCCCGAGAGCGCGTCGCTTGGACGGATGCCGTACCAGGTATTCGACCTTCTCAGCCCAGTCGACCGGATCGATGCAGGCCCACATATGATCGTATTCGTTGTCGATCAGGTGACTGACCTTGGCCGTCAGCCCAGCCGGGCCGGTGACTTCGGGGACCGCGGAGTAGTCGATGCCCACCGCGGGGACGCCGCACGCGATCGCCTCGGCGACCGTCAGGCCGAAGCCCTCGGCGCTGTTCTGGATGTAGATGTCGGCGGCGTTGTAAAGCTGGTTCAGCTCTTCCCGCGACAGGCCCTGCCACGAGTCGTGGGCCAGCGTGAGCATCACCCGGCTACGGAAGTCGTCACTGAACTTGGAAAGGGTGTCCATCAGGAACCCGCCTTGGTCGTGGACCCGGCAATGCAGGACCACATCGACCAGCGGGTTGCGCTCCATGACCGGCACCAGCGCCCGCAGCATGAGGTTGTATTGCTTGCGCGGCATGTGTCGATCTGTCCGCAACAGGACGATCCGGTCAGGGTCCATGCCGAAACTCTGCTTGGCCGAGCGCTTCGACGTGCTGCGCGAGCCGTCATCGTTGACGTGCGCGGATGGCCGGTTGGAGGCCAGCGGATAGAACACGCTCTGGTCCACGCCGTGATAGACCATCGGCGGCTCGTATCCGACGACCTTGGCGATCTCGCCCGCCCCGAAGTGCGTCATGGCGACCGGCTTGACGATGTCCCACAGGCCCTTCCAGCCGAGCGGGAGGCCGACGCCCTCGATTGGCACGTAGTGGAAACTCGTGACCGCCCGGAGCGCCGCCTGGACGCCGGCATCGACGACGATCCAGCGAGCCGCGAAGTAATCGCCAAGGACGATGATGGCCTCGGGTGCCCACTTGTCAGGCATCCCCTCACCGGTCAGGGCGGCTAGCACCATCTCGGGTCTCGCATCGTCCCGTAGGCGGTAGGTGCGACTGCCCAACGGCTCGGGGATGACGAACCCAGTCGCGTTCTGCGAGAGGAACCGGACATCCTCGCCGAGGTCGAGCAGCGCCCGGCCAAGGTCAGCCGTGACCGTCCCGAAGCCCGTGGCGGCGGCATCGCCGATGAACAGGATCCTCACGACAGGAACTCCCGGATGCGCTCGGCTTCGGCGGCGAAGTCGACGTGTTCATCGAAGACGGCGCGGATGGCCCGGCACATCGCCAGATGCTCGTCAGCCGTGATCGTTCGCAGACGCTCGGCGACTTCCGTGGTCGTATGCTTGTCGAGGTCTATGCACGTCACGCCGTCCACCCAGAACGGTTCCGCCATGAGGTCGCGGTAGTGCGCCGCGTGCCCGATAAGGGGCCGCCCGATGGCCGCCCAGTCGTGGATGACGTGGCCGAACCCGTCGCCCTGCACCTTGTCGTGCCAGCCCCACGCGCTCTCGCGCATGAGTCGGGCGATATCGGCGACCGTCTCGACGTTCCCATCGGGGCCGTCGATGCCGTGACTGGTGAACGTCCGGTCCGGCAGCATCGCCCGTACCTCGTCAAAGACGCGTTGGCAGGGGGTGGAGCCGAAACAGTTGACGAAGGAACGGATCGGAGCGGTCGGCGCTGGCGGCTTCGTGTAACCGAAGACCCCTTCGGCGTCGAACTCCTGGTGATAGAGGATGCCCCGTCCCCGGATCGGAACCTCGGAACTGACGAGCGCTAGCGGGTCGAGGCCCCAATCTACGGACTGGTTGGTGTTGCCGACCTGGAGGACGTACTTGGCGTTGAGGTCGGATGCCAGCCGGTGGAACCCGCGCTGGTTGTCCTGCACCGTGGCGACGACATAGGCCCAGCCGCGGGACTTGGCAGCGGCCACGTTTACGCCACGGATGGCGCGTCGCGGGCGGTGGGGGTCGGCCGATAGGTAGGTGCCGTCGTCAAGAATCTGCCAGCCGGCGAGGTTCAGGAACTGGCGGGCGAGGCGGTCGTCGCCGTAGCCCTCGCCAAAGCGCCAGTAGCCTTCTTCCCACCACTCGTGGCCGACCGGCGTGTAGACGGTATGGCCGAGGCGATCCTCGAACAGGACCAACAGGCTATTGAAGAGGTCGTGATGGTGGCGGTCGATCAGGACGTTCACAGCGGAAGCACCCAGTACCACATGTCGATACCGATGGCTTCCCAGTGATAGAACTCGCCGTACATCGACTCGATCGACTCGCCGTTCCGAAGGTTGCGCTGGATGAGCGGAGGGAGGTCTGCGACTTCCATCTCCATATCCACGTCCTCACGGCCGGGCGGCCATGAGTACTTGATCTCGGCGTGGTACAGCACCCTCATCCGAGGAACGCCTTCCACTGCGCCCCGATGGCGGCCTTGCCGAATAGCTCGATAGCCCGAGCGCGCTGGAGGTCGCTGATGTGCTGCGCGTAGGTGTGGCTGGTCAGCAGTGCGTTCAGCGCCGCGCGGGCTTCCATCGGCGTCTCGTGCTGCCAAACCCCGGCGATCTCCTGACCCTCAAACAGGTCGGGGCCGTAGGGGAATATGCCCATCCACTTCGGCCCGATGCTGACCACGGGGATGCCGGTCATCATGGCTTCGATGAGACCCAGGGTGTAGCTCGCCGGTTGGGTGCCGGTGTAGAGGTACGCCCGGTGGACGCGCAACGCCTCCTGCATCATCTCTAGGGACATCTCGCCGGTACCGCCGATGGCCTCCGAACCCGGTCCCATCGGGATGCGCGATAGCCCGAGCGTGGCCCGGTCCCAGAAGGACCAGTTGGTGTACGGCTCACGCTGGCGCAGGTGTTGGGTGAAGTTGATGACGGTCGGGTGCTGGCCCGTCCAGCCCCTCCATTCGTCGGGGTCTTTGTAGAACCGGATCAGGGCATCCTCACCGGCATACCCTGGGATGTTCCGTTCCTTGGGCGAGTAGCGGACGATCTGCATCCCCGCCTTGTGCAGCGGAGCCATCATCATCTCGTTGCCTTCGACGGACTGACCGACCGTGCGCCAGATGACGCGCTTGTGCTTGATGCGGTCCCACTGGGGAACCAGCCACGTGTGCTCGAAGTGATGGACGATGATCGTGTCGCACCAGTCGAGGATGGCGTCCGGGATGTGCAGCTTGGCCGCGGTCAGGTTGTCCGGCGTACCGAGCGCATCCACCACGGCGTGGAGGTCCGCGTGATACGGCACGTCCGGCAATGCCTCGCGCTTGGGGTCGTGCGGGTGGGCGGGGTCGATGTAGCCGCCGATGCTGAACACGTCATAGCCGAGGCCCGACAGCAGCTTTAGCTGATCGTGCTCTTCGATGGAATGGGCGAGGAGGAGGAGGACGTTCATCGGAGCCGCCCGACGTGGCGACTGATGGAGCCGGAGATGCGGTAGATCGCGGCGAGTTCATCGAGCGAAGTCCGGTCGGGATGGGCCTGCTGCCATCGCGCATAGATGCGCTCTGCGGCCCCTGCCAAAGCCTCTGCCCGCTCGGGTCGGCTTGGAGTCCACGGCCAGCTAGCCACGACGCACCGCCCGGAACCCGCCGGGGCCGCCTTCGGGACCGTTGAGGGTCACTTCGTGGGTGGCGTCCAGCAGGGCGATGAGGTCAGCCGAGGTATGCCCTCTGACCGGGTGCCACTCGCCCAGGAAGATGTCAACGTCCTTGACCGCAGGGGAGTCGAGGAACGCCCACTCCGCGCCTTCGGTGTCGATCTTCAGCAGGCTGATGGGACCGTGCGCCTTGACCAGCGAGGCGAGGCTGATGGCCTTGTATGTCGAGGTCTGGTGGTCCTGCGGGGCCGAGTCATAGGCCAGCGTGGAGTTGCCCACGAAGGCGTGATGCTCCAGCGACTCGGAGCCCGTGTAGCCGTACCACACGTCCACCGTCTCGCCACCCTTGCCCGCTGCGCCGACGACCAGCGTGATGCGCTCGGACAGGCCGTTGGCGTCGATGTTCTGACGGATCAGCTCGGCGTTTGGCGGGACTGGTTCGATGATGACGACGCGCAGTCCGGGGTTGTCCGCCGCCAGCGCGATGCCGACCGAGCCGAGGTAGCCGCCCACGTCGATGGCGGTCCCGGTGAGCCCTGATGGGACTTGGTACTCGTCGCCGTCCAAGCTCGCGTTGAGCGTGTTGTAATCGTTCGTATCCCGCCGGTAGTGCATCATCACGCGATGCCCGCCGGGAGTCGTGAACGCCCGTTGCGTAGGTGCGTACATGTTGCCCTCGCTTGTGTGCCCTCGGAAGGTGGGGAGTGACGGCCGGTGCGAGGGCACCCGACCGGCCGTCATGGAGGGAAGTTGCTTACTTGGGCCGAGCGCCCATCGCCTGGTGGTCCTTGAGCAGGGCCGCCATGCGCGAGTCGATGTCGCCCTGAAGGGGAGCCAGCGTCTCGGCATCGGCGACCGCATCGGATCGCTGTCGGTCCTGAGCAGGAAGCTCGTTGGGCTGTGGCTGTGCCACCGCGTCCGTCTTCTTGGTCGCCATATCGGCCTCCGTTGGGAATGGGTAATGACCGCTTAGGTGCGGTCAGTCCTGCCTGATGTCCCACGGCAAGGGGAAGGAGAATCCCGCGAGCGCAGCCCGCGTTATCGCTGGCTTACGGGAGCATGTTCGTAGCGCGCTGGAAGCGGCCCGTGTAGACCGCCGGTCGAGCGTCGAACGCGATCTCTTCCTCACCGCGGAACCCGGTCAGGTTCTTGTCCCACCGGTCGCCGGCCTCCGAAGAGACATCGACGCGGTAGCCCTGGCCGCGGAAGAAAGTGACTGCCGAATACTCGCCCACGACGGCCGAGTCGCTCGGCATGTTCGGGGAATGGCGGAGGCGCAGACCCCACGGCCCGGCAGCGGTCTGACCCGCCTGCGCCGCGTTGACGTTGAAGCCGCCGCCCATCGAGTCGGCGAAGAAGCCCGGGCCTGCCGGATCGCCTGCGGTCAGGCTGGTCCAGTAGTCGCCCGAGTTCATCACTACGGCATCCGGGAGCGCCCCACGCTGGGCCACGGCACCGGCCAGCTTGGCGATAGCGGTCGCCCAGTTGCCGGCCACGGTGGAAGCCGACGGGGTGTGTGAGGTGACGTACGTGCCCGACGTGCCGAGCGCGGTCAGCAGGCCGTACGGCTCCGAGGAACCCGAGCCCTGGATCGCGTAGTACTCCTCACCGAGCGCGAACGCCCGAGCGAGCTTGCTGCGGACCAGCTTCTCGGCTGCGCCCTCCGACTGACGGAGAAGCTGATTGCCGACATCGAAGATGCGGGCCAGCGTGTACAGGGTGGCGGTGTAGTTGTTGGTGATGAAGTTGCTGTTTTCCTTGGTCGCACCGGCCGCGGCGATCACGGCACGGGTGTCGGCGGTGTCTTCCCACGGGATATCCACGGCAGAGCCGCGCACGCCGTCGATGACGGTGAACAGGTCGACGACCGAGCGCCCCGGCATCGCCTGGATGTTGATATCGGTGACGACGTTGTTCGGGACGAGGAACCCGCCCGCGGCATCGGTGCCGCCGACGGTCGCCTTGGACGCGGACGGGACATCGGCGAATGCCGAGCCCATGTCGTCCAGACGCGCCTTGCCGACGGCCTGGGTCTCGCTGTCACGCGAGCGAGCCTGCGCCAGCGCGGCGAAGAAGTTGTCGTCGGCCTTGGCCGGTCCACGCATGGACAGGATCAGGTCGGCCTTGGACGGGGTGCGCATCTGGCCGACCGTGGCGGTCAGGTTTTCGAGGGAGGTGAGGATGGCCTTGCGCTCGCTGTCCGCCTGACGATCGTTCTCGACCTTCTGGAGGTCGCTGATGTCGGTGCGGATGGCGTCGAACTGGTTGCGGA